TTGGCAGAGAACATTTGTCAGGGCTTGGCACGTTGCATCATTGGCGAACAGCTAATCAAGATCAGCAGGAAGTATCGCGTTGTACTCACTGTTCATGATGCTGTAGCGTGTGTGGCACCAAAAGAAGAAGCCGAAGAGGCTATGGCGTATGTGATGGAGTGCATGCGGTTTGTACCCTCATGGGCACAAGGCATTCCATTGAACTGCGAGGCAGGGATTGGAGAGAGTTATGGAGACTGTTAAAAGAAAACCACGCGCACACGGCAGAATAAACAAAGGGACAAGCATCCCTTACGGCACGATGGTAGGTGCTAGTAAAGAACTGCGTGAGACGTATTATTACTATGGGTACAAAGAAGATTCGATGTTGCCCGAAATCCCATGCCCACCGTATGAGCATCGTGAGTGCCATGATCCCGAGGAAGAGGTACACAAAAAAGAAATGGTTGATGTTGTTGAAGAAGTGCTAAATACGTTGACCCCAAGAGCAAAGAAAGTGATGTGCATGCGATTTGGGATTGGACTGGATTGTGACTACACATTAGAAGAAGTTGGCATTAGGTTTGATGTAACACGTGAGCGTATTAGGCAGATTGAAGCCAAGGCGTTACGTAACTTGAAGCATCCATCACGGGGAGATACTCTTAGACAGTTGATCGGGTACTACCTAACAACAGCGGAAAAGAAAACGGAAGAGGAATCTGCTAGAACAAGATGGGAAAAGGAACGAGCAAGAGCCGAAGAGCAGAGAGAAGCACGTGCACAAGCAAAGATAGCCCGTGACAATGCCATATTCAAGCAAAGGCGTGAAGTAGAAGAGAGGATGTACAAGGCTGATCGTGAGCTACGTAAGAAGTGGGATGAGCTTAAACCGATGGTCTCTGACGTTGAATGGGTAGAGCATTTAAGAACCGCAGACCCCGATATGTATCAAGAGTTGAAATATTTGGTTGGTGACATTTGGGGTACTAACGCAAAAATTGTTTGGGAAATGTACGCAGAAAAGGAGAAGAGCTATGAACGAAGAAATAAAAAGCGGTTGGCGCAAGAGGCAAGTCAACGAGGTATACGAAAAGATACGCAATGACACGTTAGAAGAAGTTGCCAAAGAGATTGAGAAGATGACTGTGTTTGGTAAAGACACGGTTGATAGTTTCGCTGTATATATTAGGGAGATGAAGCGATGATTAAGTACGACCACTATGATGAAGCCATCATTGGCCCTGCGCTTATATGGCGCGACCAACAACGTGTTGGTGTGTTAGTGTATGACGCTGAAAAGATCAGGGAGATTCTCATGCGCGATGGCATGGATGCCGAGGAAGCCCGTGAGTTTATCGAGTTTAATATCGAAGGCGGTTACTTAGGTATTGATACCCCTGTGCTAGTTTGGCCTCAAGATGAATGGGATGGTGAGTATGACTGACTGCCCCAACTGTGAACACCACAAGAAACGAGCACAACTTTGGCGTGATGAAGCCTACAAACAAGCAGGGCATCCGTTGCCCGAGCGTGGGTGGGTTGGGCTGACGGACGAAGAAATGGATGAAATATGGGATAACCGTGGTTGGTATGTACCTATGTTTAAAGCAATAGAAGCCAAACTCAAGGAAAAAAACGGATGAAAAAAGCACCCGCATGGAGTTACTCAAGCATCACATTGTTTGATCAGTGCCCAAAGAAGTATTACCACTTGCGTGTGGTGAAAGATATCAAAGAGCCTGAGAGTGAAGCAATGCTGTATGGCACTGCGGTACACACCGCCGCCGAAGAGTACGTGCGGGATGGCACACCGATCCCCAGCAATACAAGTACATGGAACCCATGCTTGAGAAGCTCATGAAGATTGACGGTGAAAAGATTTGTGAGTTGAAGATGGGCATCAAGAAGGTGGACGGTAAGTTCGCGCCTTGTGGCTTCTTTGACAAAGATGTTTGGTATAGAGGCATAGCCGACTTGCTGATCATCGACCGTGAGAAGAAAGAAGCCCGAGTCATTGACTACAAGACGGGCAAGAGCAGTCGCTACGCAGACCCAAAACAACTGGCACTGATGGCCGCTTGTGTGTTCGTGCATTACCCTGAGATTGAGTTCGTTCGGGCAGGGTTATTGTTCGTAGTCTGTAAGGACTTTATACCTGTGGATTTCCCTGCCCACAACCGATTTGATATCTTTGCCAAGCTAGATGATGTGCTTGTTTCACGTGAAACAGCGTATGAAACTGGGGTGTTCAATCCCAAGAAAAACTTCACTTGCAAAGCATGGTGTCCTGTATCAGAATGTAGCCATAACGGAAGGAATTGACATGCCCTACAAGAACCCCGCTGACCGTAACGTCAAGCGCGAATACGAATTAGAGAAGCAACGTGCGGGTGCACACGAAGCGCGAATGGAGCGACAACGTGCACGGCGTAAGCTAGACAAAGAAGGCAAGGATGCCAACGGCAACGGCAAGGCTGACATGCGTGAAGGCAAAGATGTTGCCCACATGAAGGCGTTGTCTAAAGGTGGCAGTAACAAGAACGGTGTACGTGTTGAGAGCGCATCGGCCAACAGATCATTCAAGCGCGGATCGAACCACAAGGTGGTGTCTGAGGTAAGTGCGAGAGAGCGCAAGAAAAAATAGGTTTCGTAAAATAGTCTGCGAGGTAAGGTACGAGTAGTAGCAGACGGGGGTTATGAGATTGACCCGTATAACCGTATCAGTCAACGATGTTTTTAAAACTTTCAACAGAGAGTTGACCGTCTAGGACACGCAGACGTTAAAGCGAAGTGGGATCGGGTGGAAGCCCCGAGCTTATAAAAAGAACCTGACACACACACACACACCGTGTTCAGGACGTTAGTCATTGGAGAGAAGAGTGCAAATTATTGATAACCGTGCGTTACTGCTGAAGGTACGCAATCCCGACAGAATCACTACGGTGATTCCAAAGAGCAAAGTTGTGTCAGATGATGGTGAGATTGCAGAAGTCTTGGTGAATTGGGACTTGGAGGAGTCCATCGTCTTGAAGAACCTCAAGATCAAAGATGTACCCTCGCCCATCAATGCGTCATACAACTGGCCCGGGCTGTATAAACCTTTCGCACACCAAAAAGTTACAGCGTCTTTCTTGACGATGCACCGGCGCTCGTTCTGTTTTAACGAACAGGGTACGGGCAAGACTGGCTCAGTCATTTGGGCATCGGACTACCTACTATCAAAGCGCATCATCAAGCGTGTACTGGTGATCTGCCCACTGTCTATCATGGAGTCGGCATGGCGTAATGACTTGTTTAAGTTCGCTATGCACCGCAAGGTGGACACCGCCTATGGCAAGCCGGAGAAGCGCAAGGAGATCATCGCAGGGGATGCTGAGTACGTCATCATCAACTATGACGGGGTAGAGATCGTTGCCACTGACATCATGAAAGGCGGCTTTGACCTCATTGTTATTGACGAGGCTAACGCCTATAAAAATCCCTCTACAAAACGTTGGAAGGTGTTAAACAATCTGATAAAGCCGCACACTTGGCTGTGGATGCTGACGGGTACACCCGCATCGCAGTCGCCACTGGATGCCTACGGGATTGCCAAGCTAGTGAACCCCGAAGGGATTCCACGCTTCTACGGGGGGTTTCGTGATCAGGTCATGCACAAGATCAGTCAGTTCAAGTGGGTGCCCAAGTTAGAGTCAGAGCAAGTTGTTCATAAGGCACTACAACCCGCCGTACGTTTTACGAAGGAGCAGTGCTTGGACTTACCTGAGATGACTTACGTAACGCGAGACGTACCTCTTACTGCCCAACAGGAGAAATACTACGAGTTGCTACGTAAGCGGCTCATCGTACAAGCCGCTGGCGAGGAGATAACTACAGTCAACGCCGCTGCGAATTTAAACAAACTCCTACAATTATCTGGTGGTGCGGTGTATTCAGATACAGGAGAAGTAATCCATTTCGATGCAAGCAATAGACTTGCAGTCTTACGTGAGGTGATCGAAGAGTCTAGCCACAAGGTGTTAGTGTTTGTGCCATACAGACACGCCATCGAGGTGGTTGCAGATGACCTACGTAAGCACGGGTACCCGACAGCCGTCATTCATGGCGGTGTGTCGGTGGGGAAACGTTCAGAAATCTTTGACCGTTTCCAAACGAAAGATGACCTACAAGTACTGGTCATCCAACCACAAGCGGCCTCGCACGGGGTAACTCTGCATGCCGCCAACACCATCGTCTACTGGAGTCCAGTGATGTCAGTCGAGACCTATCTCCAAGCCAATGCGCGTGTTCACCGAGCGGGGCAAAAGAATCCCTCAGTGGTGGTGCACTTGCAAGGCAGTGGGGTAGAACGCCGGATGTACAAGATGCTAGAGAACAAGGTAGACATTCACAATCGAATGATTGATTTATACGGGGAAATACTTAGATGAAAAACTCTTGACAATGTAAAGTTTATGTTATTATCCATGCACAAAACAAAAAGGAGAGAGCTATGACCGAGACAATATCGGTTGATAAACTCGTCGCCGTCTACATCAAGATGCGCGACAAACGTGCCGAACTTTTACGTTCATACGAAGAAGCTGACAGCACGGTAAAGACACAGATGGAAGTTGTGGAGACCAAGCTATTGGACATCTGCAAGGAGATCGGTGTTGATCGTCTTGGTAGCACTCACGGTACGGTAATGCGTACTGTGAAGACACGCTATTGGACAAGCGACTGGGAATCAATGCACAAGTTCATCTTAGAAAACAAGATGCCCGAACTGCTTGAACGCCGTATCAGTCAAACCACCATGAAACAACTGTTGGAAGAGAACCCCGAGCTTATGCCCATGGGTTTGAACACTGACAGCAAATACAGCGTAACTATAAGGAGAACCACAAGTGGAACTTGAACAATCATTGACCGTGCCCGAAGTGGCAAAAATGTTGAGGATGTCACGTCAGACAATCTACAACATGGTCAAAGCGGGGGACATCCCCCATTTTAGGATAGGCAACAAAGTGCGTTTCAATCGCGCAGACCTTGATGCCTTAATGCAAACCAAAACTGTAACAACTGGAGAATCCAAATGAGCGAAATGACACTTTTTTCTAAAGGCGGCAACACACTACCTGCCCACCTAAAGAACTTACAATTAGATGCAACCACAAAAGCCTTGATGGGTGGCAGTGGTAACGGCGGTGGTAAGCGCATCTCTATTCGCGGCAACGTGTTCCGCATG